TCTCTATAATAATGCCCTGGGCAATAGCATCACCAGTATTGAAAAGGAACTCTTCATTACCAGAATTATACAAGATACAACCTATCTCACCTTCATAGTCAGCGTCTATCACGCCAGCTAGGATCATAATGCCGTTCTTGTATGCGTGACTGCCACGACCAGCTATTTGCAGGTACTCGAAAGGCTCTGCATAATTAGGGTCTAGGCCAACACCAGTTTTAACTAGCAACCTACATCCAGGCAGGATACACCCACCCTCAATAGCTCGCATGTCATAACCAGCACTTTCCTTTGTGCCACGTCGAGGCAGTATGGCCTCATCATTTAACTTAATAAACTTCATACTATGAGCATTCCTTCTGTCCAGATTGAAGATCAATGAAGCACGCCTTAGGTGCAGACTCGTCTTCCTCTTCCTCAACCTTAGTTTCATTTAAGATGCCGTAACGCTTTCCGTCTTTGTTGAACGTCGTACAACCTTTACATCCGGCTTTCCAGGCGTTGATATAAATGGCTTTAAAGTCGTCCCACGGAAGGTCACCGTCAACATTGATAGTTTTGCTGACTGCGCTATCGACGTACTGGGTTGCAAGGGCAAGGACTGCAAGGTGCTCCGCTGGGGTGCATTCTCCTGCTGTCTTTCCTTTAACTCCCCAGACTCGGTAAGCATAGTCTTCAACATCTTCTTGTCTCTTGAGGCCGTCAACCAACACATCGCGAGTAAAGAAGTGAGCAAATACAGGCTCAATACTACCTGATACATTATCGGCAGTAAGTGATATTGTACCTGTAGGTGCCATTGAAAGTAGGTGGCTGTTACGCAAACCATACTTACGTATGCCAGCACGAATCTCAGAAGGTAGAGTCTTGATAAACTCAGCTTCAAGCAAGAGATCTTTAGCTTCCTGCGTTTCAAATATTGGAGCACAACCTTTCTCCTTAGCTAGCGCAACCGATGTACGGTATGCTTCATTACGAAGGTAGATAAATATCTCTTCCGCAACTTCCATAAACCGTGGACTAGCATACTTAAAGCCTAAAGCTTCAATAGCATTAGCCAAGCCAGTAACACCTAAGCCCATTCGACGCTTAAGACGTGACTCTTCCTCTTGCTCAGGCAGTGGGAAGGTAGTGTTATCATGGATGTTATCCATCATACGCACCACGTCAGGTATGTCGTTTAGGAACTGAGGGAAGTCAAAACTTCTAGTGCCTGAGTCGTCAAGAATGACGTACTTGGTAAGATTAAAACTGCCAAGTAAGCAAGCGCCATAAGGAGGAAGAGGCTGTTCGCCACAAGGGTTGGTAGCAACGATATTTTCACACCAATATAGATTGTTACCTTTGTTAATGCGGTCAATGAAGAGTACTCCAGGTTCAGCCCAATCCCAGGTGCCGCGCATGATCTTGTTCCAAAGGGCAGTAGCATCAATAGTGCTGAATACCTTACCTTCAAATACTAGGTCAAACGAACCTCTGCTTATGACTGCTTCCATGAATGCATCAGTGATACCAATGCTCATGTTAAAGGCTGTCAAGGCTGTGCTGTTCTGCTTAGCCGTAATGAACTCTTCAATGTCAGGATGATCGACACGTAAGACACCCATCTGGGCACCACGTCTATGTCCTGCCGAGCTTACGGTATTGCAGATAGAGTTAAATATACCCATGAAGGATACTGGGCCGGAAGCCTCAGAACCTAAGGTCTTTATTAGAGAGCCTCTGGGACGTATGGTACTAAAGTCGTAACCGATACCACCACCTTTACGCATGGTAGCTCCCGACTCTGTTGCACGCTTCATGATGCCAGGGAAGTCATCTGGAATTGTGCCTGATACGAAACAGTTAAAGGCTGTTACACCCTTTAGACTACCTATGGCAAGCTGAGTACGCCCACCACCCATAAACCGTTGATGTAGTAGGATGTTAGTAGCTCGTGAATAGTGAGCAGCATCATCTGTTAGTACACCAGCAAAACGGTACTGGGCTTCCTCGAAGGACTCGCCTACCGAGCGGTATTTCATTTGATGGATCTCTTGCGAGAACGCTGTTTGTGGGCCGTACATTACTTTCCTTTACACTTGTGGCAGTTACAATCAATCTCTGCGTTAATGAATTCCTCTATAGAAGCTTCTGAGTAGCCGTATAGCTTACCCATCCGTCGGTGATACTCCTTTATACCATAGTCCTGCACACCAGTTTCCAGCAGCTCTTGATATAGGCCCAGTACATGACTGCATCCAGGCTTTACAAAGGCTACCTCTGCGGCTCCCTCGGTGTACAAGATCTTGGTACATAACATACCTGCACCACCAAGGGATATTGCCAAGGCAAAACCTAACTCATTCTTGAGTCGCTCTATGGTGCCTAAGGGCTTATGTCCACCCATTACAAGGCGCACTTCTTCATCTTCATGAGGTGCTATAAGGTCATCATCATAGTGATCACCATTGTTACCGTTTTGTCCTATAGCAGCCTCCCGAGCTAGGTACTCAGGAGACTCCTCTGGCCACTCAGGCGTCATGAGCCTTGTTCTCTAGCTGGTACTCAGCATGGTTATCTGCAACCATCTTTAAGATGTCAGCAACCAAACCAGTCTTAGGTCGGTTATCTACCATCATACCTGACGAATGAGTATCTATTAAGATAGCGCAGTTGGCCATGATATGAGCTAGATGGTTGATGCTAGACTCTTCATCCTTATCCTGCCCGTCAGCCCATAGAGCCAAGTGACGACGGATACCACCGATGTATGTCTGTGCATCAACCTTAGACTCTCGGAAGTTGTACGGGCCATACTTGTGAGCACCACCAGCCATGACAGCATTCATCAAGATCACAGGAACCTCAGGGCAGAACACGTAAGGGGCTTTAGCGTCTCCGCGTGCCTTCTTAGGGTTAACCTTTACGTGCTTGTGGAAGTCCACTGGCTCAGGTTCTTCGTATGCTGCACCAGTAACTTTCGCTTCTGGCTGGCTTACGTGCTTGTGGTCATCCAGGTTAACCTGTTGAATAAACGTAACACCAGGCTCGCTAGTGGGATTATCCTTCAAGTGGCTAGGGTTAAGGCGCGACTCAGGTATGTTAGTTGCCACAGCAATTGTCTGCATAGCCTTGTTGAAGTCAGCTTGGTTGATGACTTCCTCGTCATGGTAGATAACTTTAAGTCTCGGTGTGTCGATACCTTCCTCAACAGCAACATCAAAGTCATCTGATGTAGCCTTATCACGAACTATATTGCCACCAGAAATCATTTCGGCTTTGTCCATACCTTCTTCGTATGTGACGTGCTTCAACTTCTTCCAGCTAAAGTCATCAGCAGACCTAGACTTACGGTCGTCATCATAGAAGTTGCCATTGGCATGTAGGTGGTAGTCGTTGCCGAGTGTGAACCCAGTGTGACTGTCAGCATTGAAGCTGTTACATGCTACCATTGTGTATAAACCGGAAGGTCTATCCATTAGTGTATTCCTGCATAGTTGTCCCCAAAGTCGATGTCACAACCTAGGTCACGGTTAAGTTTCAAGTCCTTGTTAACTGCATCAATGGACTCATTAAGTATCTTACTGATTGCCTCACGCTTACCCTTGCGCACCTCAATGATTACTTCATCGTGGAATTGTGCATTGATATAGCGATACCTTGACATAATCTCACGTACCCACATATCAAAGCAGAACGTACCAGTAGACTGGTTTAACGTACTGAATCTATCCTTGTCGGTCTTGAGGTATATCCACAGCTTAGCTACAGGGTTCCATAGCCACTTCATCTTACGGGAGATCTTAACTTCACATGCATCAGCAATAGAGGTTAGTGCCCAGTTTCGTCGCCAGTATGCAGCGTGCAGCTCATCACCAACGGACTCAGGTACTCCAGCAGATCTAGCAATGGTAGCACCACCAGCACCATAAGTAGCAGCATAGTTACAGCTCTTACCAGCGTGACGGATTAGTGCAATCGCAGTATATCTTGCCTTGTCCTCAGGTAAGTTATCCGCATCCTTATCAAAATCTTTATAGAACTTGATGTCGGCGGGTGAGGTCATACGAGCAGACAAAGCCATATCCAAGTGAGGGTCAAAGCCAGGTACTTGCATTTCCTTTACGTACTCTGGATCGTAGTCCCACATGTAGTGCTGCTTAGTACGATCTTCGAGTGAAGCCATATCCGAACCACATAGCTC